TGTTGCAAACAATAATGGTAAGTCTTCTAACTTACAGTTACCATGGTGCCATCCAATAAATGTATTTCCTAATGTTAGTCCTTTAATAACAGAATGTTCTCTTATAAAATCTACATCTATCGCATCTCTAAAGAATACATCTAATGCATGCGCTAGATAAAAAGATTTAGTTCTGTCATGATTTCCTTGTACCAACACTACCACAACTTGACTTGAATAAGTTCTTAGCATATTGATAGTATCTACAAGAACAGAAAACCCTAATTCATATTCTTCTGAATAATCCATTATAGTGTCCTGTGGAGTACCATTTGTAGTTTGATGTTGATAGTTATCAGTGTGGAAGAAATCGTTCGATATAGGAAGCACTACAGTATCTATATGATAATTAGATGTAACACTATTAATCAAAGATTGGGCCACATCAAAATATCTTTCAGCTCTTGCTTTAGGACTGTTATCACCATCAACTGTTTTTTTAGCTAAGTGATAATCTGATATAGATATTTCTACATTTACAACATCTTTAAATTTTGGTAATTTAGAAACCTCTATGTTGTTTGGTTTGTAGTTTTCTAAAAACTTAGCAAAGTCTTCAGGTGAGTAATCTTTTGCTTCTTTCTTCTTAGAGAAGACTGAGGAAGTGAACTTCCCACTTGGTAACATTTTAGACCAGTAGTTTGTAATCACATACTTGTCTAGGTTTATCTTATGTAGCTTAGCTAGTTCAATATCATCTTTAGGTTCAAAGTCTGTGACTATTGTACTTTCTATTGTACCTCTCTCAACATTTACTTTGCGTTCTCCTGTGTAGTTTGTTGATGCAGTTTCTGTATCTTTTTCTCTAAGTTCTTTCATGAGCTCATTGACCTCAAATTCACTTATCCCTAGTTTCTCAGCGTAGAATTTTTTACTTTTCTTCTGACTTAATAACTCTTCTAATCGGTGTAACAAGCTTTGATTTTCAGACATATGTACTCATATTAGTTAAAAAATATTGTAAAGATAAACAATTGTTTTTATATATTCCAAATAATTTTAGTTAGAGATATAATTATTTATAACTAAATTAGTTATAAACAAAAACTCCCAGGGACAATTTGTCCCCAGGAGAAAGCATAGAAAACCAACAAACTATGATTTTTTTATTGTTAACATAATGTATATCCTGAAAGTTGAATTACTCCTGCGCTATTAACTCGAGCACTATAAGTAATTGCAGATGTAAGTAGTTTAAAATGATAGAAGTCTCCATCACCTGGGAACACTGTTGTCATTGCAACATCTGTATATATAACATCTCCTTCATTAGGTGCTCCTGTACCACTTATCCAACAAGATGTAGGCATTGATAATGGACAAGCATCACCTGGATCAGATGTTGCTGAAATAACACCTTCTTCTATACATGGTAAACCAAGTAAAATTGTTCCAGTTCCACAACTATATTGAGGAAGTAAACTTACAGTAGGTCCAAGTAATACACAAGTAGTAAATAGTGATCCTGTAGAAATTACATCATCTATACGCTGAGTTCCATCACATTGTGTATATGATATTCTAACACCACTTGGCTGATCTATACAATCAGTATCAGGATCAAATGTTACAGTATAACATCCTACTAAAGAGTCTATACAGGTTGAATTATAAAGAATTACATCAACACCTGCAGTACCAATTGCTGTACCTTCTAATGCACAGAAAAGATAAGTCTCAACTCCAACAAGTTCATAAGATTGTGGATCTCCATTACAATCATTATAAGTAACTTCTCCAGTTCCACCATCTAAAGTTGCTTGATAAGTTACACACGCTAGTGTAGTAGTGGTAGTAGTAGTTGTACTGCTACTAGTAGATGTTGATGTAGAAGTACTAGTAGAAGTAGATGTACTAGTAGATGTGCTTGTACTGGTTGATGTAGAAGTACTTGTACTAGTAGAAGATGTAGTTGATGTACTACTACTACTTGTTGTTGTAGTGGTAGGAATAAGGTTGATTGGTATATCAATATAATTTGTACACCATCCTGTAGACTTAACTCTAATTATAGTTGTTCCAAAAGGTACAAGTACTGATGTATAACCAGCTTGTAAAGCTGCTGCAGATATACCTGTTTCAAATGGTGTTACATATCCATCTGTATTTGAATACAAATCAAAAGGACCAGCGTCCCCACCAGGTGGTATAGTTAATGTTATTAATGCTATCATTTTTTATTATTATTAAGGGATAATAGTTGTTGTTGTGGTAGTGGTTGGTGCTGATGTGGTTGTTGTAGTTGTTGTACAAACTCCTACAATAGACATAGGTGAGCTACTAACTGTTACAGCTAATCCACAAAGAGTGTATGTACAAGATGGACTAAAACATGTATCACTAACTGTTTGTACAATTCCATCACAATCTATATACTCTGCTGTAAATGTAGTGGTGTAAGGATCACTTTCAAATTCATAGCAAGTATTAACAATAGTAGTAGTTGATGTTGTTGTACTACTTGTACTACTAGTTGTAGTGGTGAAAGAGTATAAAGGTATATCAATATAATTAGTACAATCTCCTACTGATCTAACTCTAACTATTGTTGTATAATCAGGAACAAGAGCAGAAGGATATCCTGCAAGTAATGAAGCTTTAGATACTCCTGTTTCAAATGCTGATGTATATGCATCAAGATTTGAAAAAAGATTGAAAGGACCTGTGTCAGCCCCAGCTAATGTTAATGTTATTAATACTGTCATATTATTGGTTTTTAAATTAAATTGAACAAAGAGCAAATGTAGGATTAGTAATTCCATTACCATTGTCTGATATAATTTGTTGTGGACATATAGTTACCATAGTTCCACCATCTGGAATAATTACTTCTTGAAAAACACTTGCACAATCTATATAATTAACTACGTGGTATGTTCCTGGATTAAACAATGGAGGATAAATCTCTACTGCAGAACATAGTGTTGGTGATGTACATTCAACACCTATATTGATTTCCCATTTATTAGTAGGAGCTGCTGGAGGTGTTACACTTTGTGCACAAACTGTAGTAGAATTATCATTCAATGTTACACTTTGAGAAGTACCATTACAAGCTATATAATTAAATACAATGTTTTCTGGGAATACACTAACTAGTTGGAATTCATTACACGCAACAGGAGCTGCTGTAGTAGTAGATGTAGTTGTTGATGTACTTGTAGAAGTGCTTGTTGATGTAGTTGTACTTGTACTAGAACTACTAGTAGTTGTAGTTGGTGGAATTAAATCTATATCTAGAATAATAAAGTTTGTACATATTCCAACAGATACTACTTTAATACTTGTTGCATTATCAGGAACAGTTGAGCTATAACCAGTCTGTAATTGTAATGCAGATACACCTGTTGCAAATGGAGTTGTATATCCATCTGCATCTGAATAAAGATCAAATGGTCCTGCATCACCTCCAGGAGGAATAACTAATGTTGTTACTATTATCATGCTAATTTATTATTAATTGATTTTAAATTAAGGTGTACAAGGTCCATCATATGTTGTTGTAGTTTCTCCTGTACCTATTACTGAACCTAGTTCAGCACAAAATGTTTGAGAATCAAATCCTGATGTTCCACCTATAGTACCTGACTGAGGATCTCCATTACAATCAGTATAAGTATAAGTTTGTCCTGATGCTGCATTAGTACCAACAGTATATTGTGCACACGCAATAGTGGTGGTTGTAGTGGTTGTTGTTATTTCAGGACATAATGAATAACTACTTGGAGATATACTAACTACTGATTGAAATATATCAGTTAATGTTTGACAGTCATTTACTCCACAATCATTAACTATTTGTTCTGTATAACTATAAGCAATTAAAGATGTACCAGTAAGAATAGTTATAGGTACAGTGGTTGGTATAGGAGCAGGATCTCCACATTGTTTAGTTTCAAATGCAAGAGTTATTATAATATCTTCTGTAGCAATTACTGGATTACCTAAATTATCTACTAACTCAGCTGTAACATTTCCAAGTGTTACAGGATATGGTGTTCCATCACATTCTGACGTACCTCCTGAAAAAGTAGCATTAGTAACTTCAATACATCCTAAAGCAGGTGCTGCAGTAGTTGTACTGGTAGTAGTAGATGTAGAAGTACTTGTGCTAGTACTTGTGCTAGTGCTAGTACTAGTAGTAGATGTACTTGTGCTACTTGAACTTGTAGTAGTGGTTGTAGGATCTGGAACTTGATGAGTTTCTCCACTAAAACTACATAATGGTAATTCGTCAGCTTCTCCTGTAAAATCACATAATGGTAATTCATCTGCAGTTCCAGTAAAATCACATATAGGACAACATATATCCAACTGATCATGAATGTTAATCAGATCTTCTCCTATGATCATTAAATCCTCAGTGATATCTTTTACATTTTCTGTAAGTGTGTTTATATCATCTGTAACTTGACATATGATAGTATCAAACTTAGCTAGAATAGTATTTAAATTATCACAAGTATTTACATCTGTACAAGGAAGTTGAGTACCATCATATGTGATAGTACTCGTTCCATGTATTGTTGTGTTATTTATGTTTGAGCAATTAGACATATTAATCTTTTATTAATCTTACTGATAGACCTGTTGTTTTTGTAGTATTAAGACTATATGCAAAACCAAAATTACTAACTACATATTTAGATCGAGCAGTTAAAGGGTTACCTGGTGGTACATTAGGTGTTGATGTCCACCATACTGCACTATCATTAATGCTTAAAAACTGTCCATCATAATTGCGAGATCCTGCAGGAAGACCTGTAAACCCACTAGAATTAGTCGCATCTGTATTAGGACTATTCCATAAGGTTGTGCCAGTTGATTTCATTTTACCTCCTGCAACAGTTTCTCCACCTAAACAAGTTACAATTAATGTTTCAAATTCTGCATCTGTTGGAACGTGATAACCAATAGGTGCTAAACCTCTTGGGTCTGTTACAGCATACCAATTATAAAGTTTTCCATAAATAGGTCCATTTGCAGAATCATTATTATAATAACACCAAGCACCTGTAGTTAGGTTTTCCCAAGCTATTGGATCGGTTACTTGAGGAATTACATCTCCATTTCTGTATGTTTCAACATCTAAATTTTCTAATGTCCAAATCTGAGAACAAATAGTTACTGAAGGCAATGTTGTACTAGTGGTGGTTGTTGTTGTAGTAGGTGAACAATCTCCTTTCACTGAACAAGCAGAGTATAATATAGTGTATGTACTATCTATAGCAGGTAAGTATACAGGTACATTGTTTTTATAATAAAACATTTGTATAGTTGATATTGATGCAGTTTTAATACACCAACTTTCACTCTCTGCTACAGATGTATATGTACGATCTATATCTGATCCATCACATGAACTTCCTTTTGAAGTTGTTAAATAAACTGCATTATTACTTATACCAGGTGTAGTATTTCCTGTAGCATCATCTAAATCTGTTTGAGCTATAGTAATATCCATACATGTACAAAGTCCTGCAAATGCTGTTGTAGTTGTGGTTGTTGTAGGAATACATTCACCATCAACTAAACAAGGACTGTCTAAATTGACAATCTGACTCTGAACACTAGTTATAACATTGTCATCTTTTACATATTGTAATATAATTGTAGGAATTACACTTCCTTTTAAACAATGTGTATAAGTTCCTGCAACTGAGTAATAAGCCTCAAGATCTCCATCTTCACAAGTTAGATTTTTATCTGGATAAAGGTTAACTTTACCATCAAAGAATGGCAGAGTGTTTCCTGTAGCATCATCAAGATCATCTTGACTAATGATTATATCTACACAGCTACAAGTTTCTACAATTGTAGTAGATGTAGTTGTAGTAGTAATTTCTGCTGTAGTTGTAGTTGTTGTAGTAGGTGCTGGACATTCTCCATTAATACAATTAGCTCCAATTGTTATAGTTACATCAATACTTCCTGGTGCTTGTCCACAACATCCACAATAACTATTAGTAGCATCTGGTAATATTATATGATATTGATCAACTCCATTACAATCAATATATGTAATCTCTTGACTACTAATGCTGCCATTATAGAAAGTTAAACATTCACATGGATAAGCAGTTGTAGAAGTGGTTGTTGTGCTACTACTTGATGTAGAAGTTGTTGTAGTTGTACCACAAGGACCATTTGGTATAACAATCACTGTACCTGGAACAGTTAAAGGACTATCTGTTACAACACAAATATTTGTATCTCCTGGGTTTAATATAATAGCTTCTTGTTCATCTGAATAACAATCAGTAATAATTATAGCTACTGGATCAACTCCTGTATTAGTTAATGAGAAGCTCTCACATATAACAGGTGCTGCAGTAGAAGTTGTAGTGGTTGTAGCATTACAACATTCACCTAATTGATTATATATATTAATTATATCACCTTCAATATTAATTATCTGAGTAGTCATATTATCAATCTGAATGTTCAATATATTAATCTGTGTTAATAGATTACATATAATCTCATCGATCTTTTGTAATATCACATTAAGTGTATCACATGGTTCAGCCACTATACATGGAAGTGCAGGACCATCATATACAATAGTGCTAGATGCAGTTAAATGAGTACCACATGGATTTTCACAACCACCATTAGTGTATATAGAACTACATCCACAAGGAGTATTTAAAACTACATCTGTGCAGCAAGGATTTACTGGTAAGTATGGATATGACATATTATTGATTTATTAAGGTCTGTATTGAATATAGTAGCAACCTAATCCAGGTTGGAAATTTGGATGTGATTCTCCAGCTCCTTGTGATGCTATTGCTAATGTTGTAGCTGCTGTTAATGTAACATTCTCAGCAAGTAAAGGTCCACCTGGATTAATTTCGTTAATAAACGCATTAGGACCACTAGGTGTATTATCAAATGCAGTGCTAGAAAATGCTGGGTTATTAGGAGCTATAGCATGTGTATGTGGATTAGGAGTTATAGCAGTAGTAGCTGAACTACCAGGGTGAGCATGTGCAGGTATTTGTCCCACTGTCAATGTAACACCATTTGTACCTAATGGAACATTTAATGTATAATTAGGATTACCAAGTGCTGGATCAACTTGAGGAGAATATGAACTACCACCAGGAACAGCTGTAACACCTACAGGAACTCTACCTCTTAAATCAGGAGTTCCATTTATTCCATTACATAGGTATATATCTACCCAATCACCAAGTCCTACTCCTGTACTAGAGAAATTACTTAATGGTCCAAAGTATGGAACAACAGAATAAGGAACCATTCTATTACTAACTAAACTAGAACTAGATGAATGTGTAGCTAAATAGTTAGCAATATAAGCATCTAACTCAACACCATTACTTGAATAGTTTGTTTGAAGATCTAAAGCAAGAGCTCCTAAATTAACTTCTACTTGACATAGTTTATTTATAACAGCTTGTACAATAGAATGTGTATCTGAAGATGATGTAACACCTGTTAAACATCCAACTGAATAATCAGCATTCAATGTAGCAAGATCTAAATCAATAGCATCTACTTGTTCTTGAAGATCACAAGCAGCTTCTATAAGAGCTTTTGATATATCTACAATAGAAAGATCTTTACATGTAGGAAGATATTGGTTAACAAGGTTACATACCACTGTAGTACCAAGATCAATTTTCACTCCTGTACCATCTAATGTAGATGTAAGAAATGTAATCAATGCTTGTTCTACAAATGATAAAGAATCACCTGTTTGGATTCCTAGGACAGGAACATCTATTCCTGTATATTTAATACATCTGTCAGAGACAACCTCTGTACATCCGTTATAACAATTTGAGCAAGTGGACATGTTTGTTTTATTTTAAGTTATTATTTATGTTATAAAGCTTCAAAGTGGGTATAAATTGTATAAAATCCAGTTGGAGCCAATGTAGTTGTACTAGTTGTTGTTGTAGAACTAGTAGAACTAGTAGAACTTGTTGTAGTTGTAGTGATACATGATGGAAAACATATATCAAAACCATATCCAACTAAGTTACCAATTCCAGTTCCAGTTATAGTTAATTCAGTGAAAGGAGTAGATGTAGAAACTTGAGTAGATCCTCCTGTATTTCCTCCTTGCCAAGATCCACATATTTGATTACCAACAGGACCATAATCATAACATCCCCCTGCTAATGTAAGTGTAGGAGTTCCTTGATTTGAATTAATAGTAAAACATTCTTGTTGACCTGGATATGAATTATATCCCATTGCAGAATTACTAATGTAAATATTATTTACAGGAACACTAAAAGATATAGTAAGTGTAAATGGACCATTAATTTGAGCTAGGAATAAACTATCTGCATCCATTGGGAATCCTCCACAATTGATATAATTATTTCTTGGACCAGGTGCAACAATAGATGGACCTACATATGTTGTAGTAATACTTATTCCATCTATAGTACCAGTACCATTTCC